ATGATGGGTGTGATCAATACAGTAGAAATAAAGGGGCCTTGCGGCCCCTTTATCGTTGCTTTACAGGTTGTCGTACGATTCCCAGCGGTCGATTTCAAATGACGAGGCGCCGTTGAAGGATGTGAGCGTGACACCAGTTGGACGAACCAGACGCAAGACACCCTGACCGGCATTGGCTCCAGCAAAGGCTGCATAGCCTTGGATAACGCCAGTACCCTCATTAACATCATGCAGTTTGGTAAGGTAAAAAGAGTTCAGCTTAACCGGGGGGACAAGCCAGAACATGGAGTTAACTGCTGTACCGCAAATATTGATAGGTGTTGCGACAGGGAAGTTGGCACCAGATGTCAGCTTGACCTGCGTTCTGATATGAACAGAATTGCCAGAGACCTTATAAGCGGCCAGATTACGAGGTATGTTGGTCTGGATATTGGCATAGGTTGATGTCAGTGGCAGCGAGATCCAGTAGTCGTGGTATCTCAGCGCATCATTCTTGCTGTTGCAAGCCAGGCCGAGTCGCTTGGAAACTGTTTCAGCAATCCACTTATGACCCTTCTTGCTTGGATGAGCGGCGTCTTTCCACAAACCGGATGAAAGTCGTTCGGACTCAGTAGGAAAAGATCCGTTCTTAAGCATGTCAGGAAGCGGGATGTAGAGGCCGCCGGTCTCGCGCGCAGCTCTTGCCAGTTCCGAGCGGGTAAACTGGTCTGCTGTATTCTTCCAGCTACAGTCAGGAACGATCAGAGGCGTTCCGTAGAAGTTACAGTATTCGATGACCCAATCGATACGCTGTGAAAATGCCACTCTGCCGGGGTCAAGGGCATCATCATTCAGCGCATTGTCATTAAAACCCAGAGCTAATATCAACGCGCTGGCACCATTGCACGAATCAGCAATCACACTCTCACTGACATCCTGCAGGCGGCGGCCAGGCGCCGCAAAGATGTTGAGCCCTCCCCCTTCCAGAGTCCCATTTTCACGGACGCCCTGACTGGGAGATACCGCACTCACACCGACTTCACCTGCACTGGCATCACTTTTCAGTACTCGAATGACGCAATAACCTTGCGGGTTAGATACGACGTCAAGTCTTGCGACTGCCTGCTTGAATACAGAGTTATTGCAAGAGATAACAAGCGGCGCTGCTCCATTCTGGCTGATAGATAGATCGCCGCCACCAGGCTGAAGGACGTAATAGACCCAACACTCATCGAATGTAGCAGGAATGGTAAACTCCATGTAATCCCCTTGTGCAGAGGTACATATTGCTTGACCAACTAGCAGATCAGAGGTGTAAGGACCAGTATTTTTAAGCGCCCAGGCACCACTGACACTGGTTCTTTTCACGACATCTTCGTCACCACCATATTCATAAATGTTGGGGTTGCAAGTGATGTAATGACCGGTGTTGAACTCGGCGGCCAGCATTCTGGCAAAGATGCTGACCCAGCGATGATAGAACATGCCGCCATGGGTAGCAGACATGGTGGGAGATCCCTCATAGCTGGCAAAGTAACCAAATGGAATACTATCACCTATGATGTTCACAGGCCCTGGCTGAAGCCATGGCGAGTTGGCTGACTGCAAGCGGTATTTGATTTTTGACAGCAGGCTTCTATTCCTATCTGCATTGATTTCATCGAGTGCCGCTTGAACAGTCTGGCCAGATGCTGTCCCCATCGTTGTTGCGCCGGAGATACTTGCCAAACGATTCAATAATGCCTGCATCTGCACATTGAACAACTCGTTTTCATACGCAGGAACATCCTCGAAACTGGGGGAGGTAGAGAGCACCCCGGACACTTCCACCCCGGAGTTGATAATGGCGTGGATCGCCTGCAGTAACTGCTCATCGTCGGTCTTGCTCGGGTCAATGCCAGCGACGAAAAGCACGTTGAGCAGCTCGTTAGTGACCTGGTTGAACCAATCACCACCTGGAACGGTTGGTGGAACTCCGGCCCCCCCTTCCGTAAAAAATTTTCGAACTGCAGATGAAACGGGTTTGCGCGCCGGTTCGGCATCAACACCAGAGCCAGTATCAGGCCAATACATAGTCATACCTCATGTTCAATTTTGAAACTTAAAAACGAGTCTTGTTCTATCTCGAATTGATTCGAGATGGCTCTGATTGACTTCGAAGTGGAGTTGCTACGCAACTAAGCACTGAAAACTCTGTTCCTTGCTTTCTGTCATTGCTGGCATAGACTAATCTGTTGACAGCCCCTACATAGGTCAAAAAAGTAGCTGTTGCAATTTTAAGAAATCCTCTTCTGTTAATTTTCACGTATCCACCTAACTAGCGTTATTTGTCAAAAGGCATTGAAAATCATAAAAAAGTAAAATGATTTCTCATTGTCTGGCAGGATGGATCGAGAATCTAGTGATATATCCTTCATGTTTAACTTTCAACGACATAATTAAAGTCGTAGTAAAAGCCAGCCAATTTCAGGCGATTGAGCACGCATTCGAGCACCAATGGTGCGTTGCCCCGCAGCGGAGTCAGGACGTTGTCCAGCACGGTGAAGCGCTCTTCTGGCAGGTCGTAAACATCCACCCGCAGGATGAAGCGGGTAGACGTCGGATAGAGGGGATAGGTCACGCTGCGCAGCACATGGTGTGGCCACTGCTCAGTTACCTTGATGGTGAAGCCAAGTGCAGCAGCAATCTGTTCGATCATCCAAGTCTGCAGGCCGCCTTTGCGATGGTACTTCTCAACCACGGCAGAACGCCTACTCTCGAATGATTGCTCGGTAGCATCACACTCAGGCAGGCCCAGATAGGTTTCCCATTCAGGGAGCAACTGCACGGTGGTTTCCGGGCGCATCTCCAGCAGCAGCTGGTCTGCACTGAGTTCCAGATCCGCCAAGCGCTTGGCAAATCCCATGACGTATTTCGACAGCTCGGCATCCACATCGCGTGGCCAGGCGCGGCCACGGGGCATCTGCTGCAGGAGGGCATCGCCCCATTGCTCTACAGCGTGGGCCATGTGATCACTCCGATGACGTTCAGCTCGTCCGGGTCGGCCGGCACATCGGCTACCAGATCCAGGGTGTAGTCGTTGATGCCTGCCGCTGACCCAATGGCCGTTCTGATGCTGCTGAGCAGCAGGGTGTTGCCCGGCTGCAGGGTGCGCTCGTAACCACTGATGTTGGCGGCAATGGCGGCCCTGATGTCAGCGGTATCCGGGATGGGGGTGATCGCCAGATCGGTGTTCTTGAGCTGCATATTGATGTCGACCGGCTCGATACCACCCGGGCGACCGACCAGCACACCGGTGGCCGGGTCAGGATGGCGGAAGAGGTACTCCATCATGGCGAGCTTGTCAGTCGGGGTCGGCAAGATGTCGCCCCGGTCATCATAAACCCAACCGATACCCACGGTGCCACCGCCTTGCCATGCGTCATAAGCCCAAGCACGGGTGACGCCAGGCACTTCACGCATCCAGGCCACGTAATCAGCCACAGCGCCACCCATGGGCGGGTTTCGCTTGCGAAACAGCAGGCGCTCGAGCAGTTCGGCGATGGGTTCAATGTCTGCCCCGCCGCTGATGTCGCCACTGACGCCATTGGACTGCAATCCGGGGACGGGGGTTACCAAGGTCAGCACTTCACCTGCGGCCAGGTTACCGCCAGCCCCCACATCGACGGCCTGCACTTCCACGGCGACTGTGCCACTGCTGGGGCTGGCGCTGGATGTCACGGCATACTGGCGGCCATCCTTGTGCTGCAGCACGGTACCGACCGGTGCCGGCACGGTGCCATTAAGGGTCGCAGGGCCCGCGGCATAGGTGGCTTGCTTACGGATGACCCCTTCAAACTGGGCCGTCTCGATGATGGTCTGGTCGTCAGATTCGGTGGTGGGGATGATCTGGCGAACGATCCACATCTGGTGATCGTAGGCATCACGGATGCCTGCACTGACGGCGGTGTTGAGCGCCAGTTCGATGCCGAACTTGGGCAGCACAGTGCCTAGGCTGGATTCGAGATCCAGCGCACCGCTGGCGATTATCTGACGCAGAGTGGGGACGTTAAACGGCATTGGCTTGCGCCTCCCAACGCTGCTTGATGCTGATGCTCAGCTCGCTGCCATCAGGCCGAGTGATGGCGATATCGAGCAGCAACATCTGGAATTGCGGAATGGAACCGGTGACGGTGACCAGCTTGGCGTAATCGGGCTTTAAATGGCGGTCGAGGGCGGTTTGCGCATAGGTCACTGCCTTGTTGCGCACGTCTGTAGTGAGCTTTGACCGGTCGAGCAGCCAGAGCTTGCTGCCCCATGGCTCATCAGCGAAGGTATCGCCAATCCAGCCACGGCGGTCATTGGTGCCATCAGGCAAGACGTCAGAAAGGTCGGCGCGGGCATCGGTGAACAGGATCTGCAACACCAAGGTGGCGAGGCCATCATCCTGACGCAAACCGGCCGAGGTGATCTCGATATCGCCTCGGCCGGTTTCGTTGTTCCAGATGATTGCTGTGGTCATCGCCCCTCACACAGGGGGAGATGTTTGGCCTCCACCCGGC